TTGATTGCAGAAATTGTTAATAAACTATTTCTTACCACCACCGAAGGTTTGCGTCGAGTGTCTATCAACAGTGATAGGCATACTCGGGTGCTGATCCCTCAGTAGATCTGTTTTGACAGCATCGTCTTGATCCTTAGCTTTTTGAGCATAAAACTTTTGACGTGCTTTCGCGATCTCGTCAGGCACTCTGGCCAGCAACAGCCCACCAACTCCAATGACGCCTGTATATTTACCGGATTCAACAACGGGATAACCTTGATCTTTGAATTCACTAGCCATAACTAATGTGTACCCAGATCTTAGTCGACCTGAAATATTTTTTTGGTCATCAAAACCAAGACTTTCAGATCTTATCCAACGGTGCCTGAATCCATCTGGTGCAGGCGGTGCATCTAAAGATGACGGCGGTGTCCATACAACTTCCCGAGCTTCTTTAGCTCTAGTTTCGGACGCGCGAGGGGCTTTTTTCACTTTATCAGTTTCCATATGCTTAGGTCTCCTTCACGTTATTTAATTGTTTCGCATACTCTTCCAGTGGCACATTCAGTTTATTAGCAATTGCTACTTGTGAGGATGTGAGTTTCACAGTTCTGCGTCCATCTTTGTAACCTGTTCGCGTAGCCGAAGCTACAGTTTGTTTAGGTTTGGACGTTTGTACTGTAGTATTACCAAATTTGTTGGGGAATTCAAGCTTTATTCTTCGATCCAATTCTCCGTAGTAATCTTCGGATTGTGGATCATAGCCTTCGTCATCAACCAACTTCTTGTGCAAATCAAAAGCTGTATAAGTCATGGCATTATTTTTGCCAAACCATTCATTTTTTGATGCCCATTCAGTAGCCCTTGTATCCGGCGTAGGTTGATAAGGAGCTTGAGGTATTGTCCCTTCATTTAAGGTTTTACGTTTTTCTTCTTCTTGCTTTTGAGTTACTTTCATTTCAGCAAGTCTTGCTTCTTCATAACCCAATTTAGCAATTTCTTTTTGTGCAACTACTTCCGCACCAATATCTCCTGCGTCTCGAGCAGATTTAAGTTTGCTTTCCGCCGCAGTTAAGCTGGAAGTAATTCGATCTTCCATCTCTTTAACATAACCCGTATCTAGTTTAGCGAGTCTATCTTTAAGAGATTTCTGTTCTACATTAACAGACTTAGCATATGTTAAAGCAGCTTCTCTTTGACGTTCTGCTTCACGCATACGTTTCGTTAGTTTAGCAATACGAGTTTTAACTCCTTTGCTATAGTCTTCTAGTTCTTGTTTCTGGTCTTCTGTTTCTGGTTTGCTTTCCTGAACATCAGGCTGCTCATCAGATTTCGCAGGTGCGTCATCGGACTTAACAGGCTCTTCAACAGGTTTTTCATCTTTTACCTCCTCTTTTATTTCCTCTTTTACTTCTACTACTGCTTTGTCTTTTTCTTCTGGCAATGTGACTTCAACATCCGGTCCACTGGTGTCGAGATCAATTGTTTTTTCTTCTTTTACTTCTTCAGCCTTTTTTTCTTCATCAGGCATAGTTTCCTCCTATGTTAATATTCATGCAAGATATCCTCTGGATTCTTGATGGTTGCCAAGATCTCATCATCATTGAGCAACCGTACTTCACCGCCCTCTATTTTTATTCGAGACCCCGCATAACGAGCGAACATAACCCAGTCACCCACTTTACACCAAGGTCCTTGCTTATAACGACTTTTGTCCCGATAACAATCAGGACCCATCGCTAATACGTTTCCACATTGAGATGCCACTTGTTGCTTTTCTAATGTGTCTTGTCCCATTAAAATTCCCCCTTTAGTTTTTTCTCCCATCTTAAAGGGTAGTACAAGAATTCTCCAACCTGTGGGTTGCGGGAGCTTTGTGGATTCTTTGGTAATTTGTTTTGATTTTTTTATCCCAACCAGATCAGTCTTGGGTAGGGTTATCTTCGGACTTGATTTTAACAACGTTTCCATCTTCGTTCGGCTCCTTGTTTTTTAGCAGGTTAGAGATTTCCTGTAAAATATAATGATACGTTCGTATCTGACCCAACATATATTGATATTTTTCAAAATTGTCAACACCTGCAATCATGCCATTAACAACGTCATCACGTCGCAGTTCGACTAACTTCTTTAGTTTAAATAATAATTGGACTCCGTCCATAATTCTTTCTTAAATTTGTTAGACTCTTCCACCTTTCATGAAAGCTCTTCCCATTCCTCTTTTAGCCACTCCGCCACCTTTAACTGGAGTTCTTACAGGAACTCCACCACTAGGATAACCAAATCTATTGTTTCCTAAGACGGGTGAGTATCCAGCGACATGACTAAAGCCTCCATTGGCTTTGCCAATTCTACCACCATCGGCAGCTTTATTCATTGCTCTAAATGTTTTAGCGAGATTATATCTTTTAGAACCAGGAGGACATGTCTTGCTTCCAAACTTCTTGCCTGTGCAAGGTTTGTCCTTACGCATGTTCTTAGTTGCTTTTTGTATCCACTTATCGTCTTTAGCCATTAATCTTTTCCTTTTAATTTTTTAATAACAACGTCAACGCCACCCGCTATATTTTTAGCTTTAGTGGCAAGTTGTTCTTTCTTTTCTTTAGCATAATTTTTTACAAATTTCCACCCTTTGCCATCGGTTAATTTTTCTTGAGCTTTTAAATCACTCATTATTTTTTCTTAGCTCCGTTTCTAAATATTTGTGTTCCCTTTATACCAAATACGCTGGCAACTACAAGGATCCATAAATTTGTAAACCATTTTGGCAGATTCGAGAAATGCTCAAAAAAGATGTTTATTTTGACCATTGCCTGCGGATCATCTGTCCAGACTGCCCATGCGAGTACAATGATGGGCAACGTTAATATCCCCAAAACTATCTCGTCTTTCCAGTCGTTATCTCGGGATTCTAAAAGCTTGCCCTGGTAAGTTTCCTCACCTCGAGCCATCTTTTCTGCATGCATCAATTGTGCATCAGACATAGCCATCTTAGTTCGTTGTCTGTTGGAATAAATTTTAGCGCCAGCTTGTAGGGCTATTCTTGCTAGACCAAACCAAGCCATATTAGAACCAAGTTGCTTTAACGGGCTTCTTGTCTGCTCTTAGAGCTTTGGTACCTTTAACAGTTACCGTTGTTGATTCTTGTGTGTTGGGAGTTTCAATAGTTTCAGCATCGCCGTAACCATCTTTATTTTTACCGACAATACCAGTAACTTTGGGTTCTTTTACAAAACCAGATCCTTTTTGCCAATCTTTAGACATTACAGTGCTACTCCTTTGCCTTTTTTCGCAACGCCACCACCTCTGTATCCTTTGTTAAGTTCAGATACAACTCTTCGCTTTTCAGCTCTACGATTTCTGTTAGATTTTTCAGCATCGATTCTACCCACTTCTTCTAAGAGATTTTCTCTTCCAGTGTTATATCCACGTCTTGCAGATATTCTTCCACCTTTTTTATAACCTTTGTTAGAATTAGGATATGTTGCTGCTCGACCTGTTCCTCTAAGTTCTGATCCTGGCATTATTTATCCATCGTTCCGACAGCTGAATAAGCTCTTTTACCTGCAGCTTTTTCCGCGCCTTTAGATTCATCTCTTCTAGCTTTAAAGCTTTGAGTCTTTGTAGACTCTGCGCCACGTCTTGCACCTAAAGATTCATCTAGTCTGTCATCATAACCTTGTTTTTTGCTTCCCTTTGAATAAGGGAAACGTACATTATAAGGTCTTGTTCCGAAATCATTTCTCATAATTTGTACTCCTATACGTTTTTTAACCTAAATAAATTAGAAAGTCCACCCGTATTATAGCCTTGTGGAATTCTTCCTCCCCTTGCAGCCATATAAGGGGCCATCATCTGTTTCCAATAAGCCATTTGTTTAGCTCTTAATTTTTGTTGTTCTAATTGAGCCAAATACGCAGCCCATTCCATCTCTTGATATTTCTTTAATTGAACCTGTTCAGCATTAACATCATTAACGGTTTCAATATCCTCTATTTTAATACTAGTTGTGGCTCCTCCCTCTCCATCGTGTTTTGGAGGAGTTCTAACTTTCATTTGAGCTTCTAAAGCAATTCTTTCTGGATGCCCTTTAGGAAGGGATTCCATTAGTTTTTGATCTGAAGATGTTAACTTATTTTTAATATTACTGAGGTTAAATTCTTTATTTGCTATTTTAAATTTTCCTGTGTCCCAAGCTGTTTTAAATTGTTTAGCCTTCTTATAGTTACTATAAAGCTTCGCTACTTTCATTAAATCCTTACCAAACAATCCTGCTCCTGCACCTGCCGTTCCTAGCGTCACAATTCCTTTGATTATATTGCTTGCTAGACTACTCTTTCCTCTAGCTTTTTCACTTACTGCAATTTTTTTATCATGTTGATCCAGCCAAACAAGGGCTTGTTCTTTTTCTCTACGGTTTTTATCAGGATCCTCTAGTGTCTCTAAATTTTTCCTTAAATCTTTATTTAACCAACCTCTTTCCCAATCTCCCCCATGCGGATCAGGACCGTCTTTCGGACCCGTATCTTTAGTTGTGGTAGTTTTTGTACCCCCTCCTCCAGTAACAAAATCCGGCGCTCTAGTTGGAGGTGGTGAATAATCTCTACCACTTCCCTGAGAAGTCGCTCCTCCACCTGGAGGTCCACCTACGGGTGCATCCGTATGTCCAGGTGGTTGATATTTTGGTCTTTCACCACTTGATGTTTTTTGTACTAATAAATCTGAAGCGGTATGAGGTTGAAGTCTAATATTTCCTCCCTCTTTTAATTTGAAAAGATTTGAGATTCCACCGGTTGCATATTCTTTCTCCCATCGCTTGGCAATCTCTGGATGGTTCGCATGTAAGTATTTTCTTTGTTTTTCAGATTGAAAAGGCATTAGCTTCTCGGTCCTTTCAGCGTCTTAACGTCCTTTCGTTTCATAACATCAGAACGCATTTTTGCTCGGTTGGACATCGCTTGTTTTTCTAAAGAGGTATCCGCTCTTAAATGAGCGAGCTCTTCATTTTGTTCCATCTTCTCTTCTTGAATCCCTTGATTCATCATCGCCTTCATACGATCGAGTGCAATTCTGTTTTCATCTTCTTGCATTTTTCTTTGATTGTCTTGCGCCTTCAGATCGAGTTCTCTCGCTCTAAGTTTAGCAATAGGATCATGATCGAATTGAGAAGTAATTTTCTTTTCTTCGACTAAGAATTCTTCCATCATCTCCGCAATCAATTGAGCCTTACGCGCTTCAATCTGTAACTGAAGATTCTGAGCTTCGGCTTGAATTCTTGGGTCGGGTTGAGCCTGAGGATTCTGAGTCATCATTTGTTGAATCTGTTGAATCTTCTGAATCTTGTCTCTAAATTCCATTTCCACTTGTTCTTGAGCCATCATCGAAATATGTTCAAAGACATTCTTTTCTAAAGCCGCAATCACCATAGGATTGTTTCGTGCCATGTTCGTTGCCATAAAAGCTATGTGCGCAGTAACGTGCGCTCGATGATCCTGTCCACTAAACGCCTGAAAAGGTTTTCCACCAATTGCATCAATATGTTCGATGGCCGGATTCTTTGGAGCCGGAGGTGGTGGAGGGGGTAAAATCTGATCAATGTTCTTAACCCCAATCGCTGTGTACATATCACGATACGCTTCATAAAGATTGTGCATCTGTGGATTCGACTGAGCGAGTTGTAATTCTGTTTGTGCTGTTGCTATTCGTTGGGTTTGAGAAAAGATATTAGGATCGGCAACCGGCATAATATCAATTTTGTCATCAAAGTCGGCTTGTTTAATTTCTTTTTGATCACCAATCACATCGTACGGATAGACCGGTGGTAAGTATGTTGAAAACACATTGGACAATAATGCAAACTCTTGTTTCAAAGCTGCATAGAGTCTTTTGTGAATCGCGCTCATTACTCGTGAGCCTCTTTCTAAAAGAGCCACGGTTGTACCCACCGCCGCTTGTTGATTGCCATCCCCCACTTGCATATCGGCAATCGAGGCAAAACGTTGACCGGCTTGAACCACAATCGTCATCAATTGCAATAAGGTTGCTGACGGTTCTTTATAAGGTAGCGGCATAAACGCATCTTTAATGTTACCGCCGGGAGCGTCGACATCGCGCCACTCCCCAGGCTGTAACGAGACAGCATCGTTTTGTACACGAATGCCTCTCTGTTTAAACCCGGCAGGTAAGTTGGAGAGCGTACCCGCATCTAATAACTGACGAAGAGCAGACGTTGCCGTTCTGCTTAATCCGCCGATCATATGAATGAGTCCAAAGCCATAGAATCCAAGACCTGGCAGAAATCGAAAATGCACAAAGTATTGAATTTTGTTTTTCAATGGATCATCGAGTTTAAAATTTCTTCGAATTGCTAAAACTTTTCGCGTAGAATTCTCAATCGTGACAATATAAGGAACTTTAATTCCTGTGGGTTGACCATCTTGACCTTGATCTTCAAAGCCTTCTAAATCTAAATTGACATGACATTCGATCAGTGTGAAGATCTTTTCTTGCCACCCTTTACGAACCCCTTCGAGTTCTCTTTCTTTTTTCCTAAGTTCACTCTCTTCGTTATAAGGAACCTGAAGATCGATGTTTTTATAGAATCCTGAAAGCTGTTGTTTTTTTAAATCGTTCTCGGTGGTTTTAATGACATGACAAATGGCTTCCGCATCCTCTAATGAGGTAGCAGAATACGGAACCACTAGGTCATCCGCTTGAACGAACTTTGATACCGCTCGTCCAAGTAAATCGTCATAATATACCTTCTTGAAGGTTGAGCCTGCAAGCGGTAAATAAAATAGCATTTGATCAAACTCGGAGTCGTACTCTTTCATGACGTTACAAATCTGATAGTTCATGAAATCCTTGACCCTGGTCGCTTGATCCTGTTTCTCTCGTGTTATCTTTCCTAAAATCTGTGCGCGTACCGGTCCGCCTGCAGGTAATAATTCTTTATACGCTCCGGCTTGAAACTGTGTGACAGCTTCAGCGAGTACTGGATGCGTTGCTCCTGCTGCGCCTTGAAACGGTTGGGTTCGGTCTTTGTATTGAAATCCTAAAAGGTCTAAACCCTTTGTGTATGAGTCTGCCCACATTCTTCGAGATCTACGATACTCATCGTAGTTTGCCCAAAGTTCTGATCCCAAGGGATCTAAGACATTGTCGGGAAGAAGATCGGCTAGATTAGCGTAATGATCTTGACCACCCTCTTGATTCACAGCACCGGGTTCAAAGCTAATTTCTGCAGAGCCATCTTCGTTCTTCGTCACTTCAGGTTGAGCTGGCGAGGACGCTTGAGACTCAGCATCAATTTGCATTTGCTGTTGGGGCGACGGGATTTTTAAAGTCTGCTTTACGTTCGGTAAAGACTTATCTATTTCTGCCATTTAAATATCTCTACTTCCTCGTGGAAGAGCTTTATCTATTCTTCCACCGCTTTGTTTTTTTAGTCTATCTATAGGTACCAGTCGTGGCAAAATTTCTTTGGTTCCTTCATATGTTTGAGAACCAGAACCACCTGCTTTCACTTTAAATTTTTTAGCTAATTTCTTTAAGTAAGTCTTAGTATCTTGTAGCGTTATTCTTGGCTTTTTTTCAAATGAAGTATCTTGAGAGGGTAAATTACTAACCATGGTTTTATATGTATTTCCCTGTTTAATTTTGTTTCGTGCTATTTTTTTAGCTTGATCAGCATTATCCGCCGTAACTGTGAGATTACCTTTTGAAGTATCTTTTGAAAGTTTTCTACCATCGTCCTCATAAAGTTGAGGCGATATTATCTTATAGTCAAATTTGAATTCTGCCATTTTTCTTCTCCAAGTTTCTAGGTTTATCCTGTTTTGATTCTTTAATCAAGGCTCTAGGCTCAGGGCCTTTAACGGGCGGAATCAAATTCCATTTCACATACTTCATATTCTTAACGAGTGTTTTATTCATACTTGTGTCTGACTAGTCTTTCCCAATCCGGTT